GCCACATAGCTGCCGGACAGTTTCGTCGACCACGTCTCCGAGTTCGCTGCGGCGAAGTCCGCCGTCTTGATGATGAGCGCTTTCAGCGCCCCGTAGCCGGAGAGCGTCGTTTTTTTCTCCGCCTCGGAGAGGCTGTCCGCGTCGATGGCCTGCGAGATCTCTGTCAGCGTCGCCTTCGCCGACCAGTCGGCGAGGTTCAGCTGCTCCGTCACGCTGCACAGATACCGCCGCATGCTCTCCAGCTGCTCCTGCGTCGTCTTCCCCGCGATCGACGGGTATGCAAGTGTCAAAGATCCCATTACGCATCACTCCCCGCTTCCAGCACCCGCGCCAGGCTGAACAGCTTCATCTCGCCCTTCCCCGTCAGCCGGAACTTCAGATGGTCACATCTGGCCGGGCGGATGGGCAGCAGGAAGGTCCTGAGTCCTCGCCCCTCGATATGCCCGCAGTGCCGCCAGACTCCATCGGAATCGTACTGCACCCAGAAGTCGACGCTCGACCCCTTCGGCAGCTGCATCCGCAGGTTGATCCGGGACACATACTTTTTCCCGACCAGCCCATACGTCATGATCCCCGTCTCCGCCATCCACTGCACACTGTCTTCCAGCGTCCCGACCGAGCCATAGACAGTCCTGAGCGTTCCATTCTCGAGAAAATACAGCTCATCGTCCACCCTGGCGAAGTCCGCCGCGTGGGTATTGTCCTCCCGGTGCCACAGGCCTTTTTTCGTGTCGTAGACGAACAGCGACCAGTTATGACCTTCATCCTCCATGCTGATGAAGTACTTCCCTCTGGCGCCGCCCGCGACGGCGTTGTAATACAGCTTCGTCCCGAAGCAGCTTCCGATCTCCTGCGGCAGACTCCCGTCGTACACGCAAACGCCCATCCGCGATTTGTAATACAGCCGGTCATCCACCACGACCAGGCTCTTGCTTGACCCGTTCTGCACGCCCGCGCACTTCTGCACGACCACCTGATGCGCCCCCGTCGCCGACGGATACACCCGGTGGAAGCAGTCCTCCTTGAAGAAGATCGGGCTGTCCGCCAGCGTCGCCGCGCCTGTCCACTTCCCGTCCGTGCCGCAGCTCGCGCGCCACGAATCCGTCGACACGCCCTGGTAGCACTCCCAGTTCTTAAAATCACCCAGCTTGCAGCAGTAGATCTCATTGACGGTCTCGCCGTCCGCCACACCGTACTTGCAGCCCCACAGCCGGTTCCCGCTCTCGGTGATGAAGTCCATGCTTGGGACCTTCCGCGCCGTCTTCACGGTCCCGCTCGTCACCTTCGTCGTCTCGTCGACGAGGCCCACGATCACGATATAGCTCTCGCCCACGTCGTAGAGGATCTGGCTGCCGTTGAGCTTTTCGACCTGCTCGTTCCCGGTCAGCCCCGAAAGCCGGATGCCGTCGTATTGCTGAAATCCCTTCCCGATGCCGTTCGCAGAAAGCTTCAGATACACCGTCGGCACGGATACCCACTGGCTCGTCGCCTCCGCCCACTGCTTGAGCGTGTGGAGCTTGCCGGACGTATCCAGCCAGTACTGGCCATTCGTCGGGTTTTCCGGCTGGCTGGCTTGCTTATAGCTCACCGTCAGCGCCGTCCCGTCGACGAGGCAGAGGGAAATTTCCACGTTCGAGCTCGCCGCGTCGACCACATTCTCCTGCCCCATGTACCCGTTGTCGGAGTACTTCTCGGTGTTGAAGTAGATCCCGTCCGGGAAAATGCACAGATACGCGCCCATGGAAATGAGCTGCTTTTCCCCCGCCGAGATCGACACGGACGGCATATACGCCTCCATCGAAGCGCCGTTGATGTACAGCGTATTGTTCTGCACCCAGCACAGCGCATCCTTCGCCAAAATCCCCTGCACGCCCTCGATCTCCTGCGCCGTCCCCCGCCTTGGCCGCGGCGCGAGCAGCGGATACTCGTCCGCCGACAGAT